CTTATGACTTGAAGAAGATGTATGAAAGAATGAGGACTATATCTATTGAAAAGTTTTGCGAGGAATTTGATTGTACTCAAGAGACTATTGAAGAGGTATTTGATAGATACACTAATGGAAAATTTATGGACTTTGACAAACTCAATAATAAAGTTACTCAGGTCTTCCATCTAGTTTTCAGAGGTAGAACAGGTACAGAAATCACTTTTGAACAATATAACGTTTAATTATGAATCAAGATATTTTGTACATCACTTTTCTCTTAGGAGTTAAAGAGAAAGAGTTTCAGCTACCTTTAAAATCTAGTAGTAAGTTAGAAGCAGCAGGAAAGACTACAGGAAGTATTTATGAGTTAGATGTTTCTTCTAAGTATTTTCTTGAGTTTTATCAATACGTAAGAGATAAATATGGAGTTCTATCAGAGAATTATGAGATAGTATCTACTAAAGTTTTAAACCCAGATAAAGCTGTAATAGAACAAAAGAAAGAAGCTGATTATCAACCTTGGAAACATCTACTAACAGTCCACGATGATTTAAGGATGGAGAAGATTCTGTTCTATCCAGATACTTGTGGGTTGGGCAATGAAGAAGATATTGAGTATCAAGAAGAATTAAAAAGAGCAGACATGATAAATTCTCTAGTAACTACATTACCCGAAGAATACAGAAATACAGATATTAAGGAGTGATTATGGAGTGGTTAGATATACCCAGATTCTCCTCTTGGGGTAAATATACTTGTGATGTAACTTGGAACGACTTAGAATATCAAATCGAGAGATATGTTAGTGAGTACAGTCTGAATTTAGACCCAGATTTTCAAAGAGATCACGTTTGGTCTGAGGAAAAAAGAATTGCTTATGTAGAGTATGTTCTAAAAGGTGGAAATCAGAATCGACATATTATATTTAATCATCCTGGCTGGTTCACTGATTTTAAAGGAGAAATGACTTTAGTAGATGGTAAACAAAGATTAGAGTCTACTAGAAGATTTCTTAATAATGAGCTACCCGTATTCAACGATATTTATCGAAAAGACTTTACTAGAAATGGGAGATTAAGTAGTAGAATTTCTTCTGATTATAGTTTTAAGTTTTACATCAACAACTTGCGTACTAGAAAAGAATTGTTGCAGTTCTACTTAGACTTAAATACTGGTGGAGTTGTTCACACTAAAGAAGAGATTAATCGAGTTAAAGAACTATTAGCAAAAGAAGAGAAGTAATCATGGAAGTCATTGGATTAGTAGGTCACATTGCAAGTTTACTAGAAGAACAATATGGTTACAAGTGTTTGAATTAAAGATAGAATTGCTTACCTCTTTATTATATTTAGAAAAAAAATGATAGAAAAAGTAAAGATTATAAGTCTATCAGGACATATTCAGTCAGGAAAAAGTGAAATTGCAAAAATTATGTCTAAGCAATTTGGGTATACTTCTTGCTCTTTAGCGGGGTTAACTAAATCAATAGTTTCTCAAGTTTACGGGGTCAGTTTAGAAGAATTAGAAGATAGAAAGTATAAAGAAAAATGGCGTCCCCTAATTATTCAATATGCTGAGAAAATAAAAGAAGTTGATTTATATGCACATTGTAAGTATGTTTTGGGGTTTATTAAGAAAAGCTTAGAAACTACTAGCTCTAGAAGATATCTAATTAGTGATCTGAGATACCCCTACGAGTTTCTATACTTCAAAAAACTAGATAGATGTAGTCAACATTCTTGCGAAACTGAATATGAAGGTTTAAAAAACTATCAAGTTGAGTATAAGTCCTTATTTATTGATTCAGACTTAGCAGATAAAAGTAGTCTAGCTCTATCTGAATCTTATTATGAAAGCTATCTAAAGCCTAATTCAGATGGACTAATCCTTAACGGTGTTGAGCAACGTTATAGTAGAGGTAATGATTTAATTAATCAACTTGTCAAATTTGTTTAGGTAATTTAACTATGTCTACTTCTACTAAACCTACTGGGATTATCTATAGAGCTTTCAATAAAATTAGTAATAAGTCCTATATTGGTCAGTCGAAAAATGACCTAGAAACTCGTAGAAAACAGCATTGCTATAACGCTAAAGCAAGAAACTCTACTTATAAGTTTGTGAATGCTTTAAGATTATATCCTGAAGATTCCTGGGTTTGGGAAGTTTTGGCAGAGGTAGAAGTAGATAAGTTAAACGACTATGAATTATTTTTTATTCAAGACTTAGATACTTTTAATAATGGTTATAACTCAAGAATGGAGACATATAAAGCTGGTAAAAAATATACTAACAGGACTTATGACTTATACCACAGCCAATACGGTTTAGTTTCAGGTACAATGGATGATTTTAGACTTTTAGATATAGGACTAGCAAAAAAACTCCAAGATTTAACAAAGGAAAGATTACGAAGCTATAAAGGTTGGATGCTACCTAAAAATAAAGGGTATGAACCTCCAATAGGAAATATAACTCTAATTCATTATGAACATGGGAAACATTCTTTAACGAGAAAAGAATTCATCAAAAAGTTTGATTTAAGCACTAAAGAGATCTCTAGCTTAACTAGAAAAGTAGTTAAATGTTGTAAAGGCTGGGTACTTGGAGAGAATGAAGACAAATGCAATGAAATTTGGGGAATTGTTACTCTCACTCATCCTACAAAAGGCACTTTTACCTTGCCACCTTGTGAGTTTAAAAAGCAATTTGGTTTAACAACAGATGATGTTTACCGACTTAAAAAGCAAATAGCAAAAATTTGTAGAGACTGGTCATTAGTAAAGGAAGAAGATTAATATGCCGACTCTCAAAGAATCGTTACAATCTAAAGTAGATACATTAGAAGTAGGTTACATTACACTCTTACATACTTACTCCCCTGATAAAAGTCAAAAAGTAGCAGCTAGGTCAATATGGAATGACCCTAGAATCTACAAACCTATCTTCTCACTTAAAGAATTAGGAATAGAAAAGTCTCTTAAATCAGTAGTTCTAGAAGTAAGAGACTCAGTGGCTAGAATCTACTATCTCTTAGACTCATCTTGTTTCTTCATTGACTTTGAGTGTGACTACCAGACATTAGAGTTAGTAAAGGAACTACCTACTGAGGTCATGCACTACTTAAGGATATTGTGCAGTAAGAAAGGTAGATTAGAGCTAATAATAAGAGAAGATACCTTATATCTCTTATTTGAAGATACATTTCCTAGTAAGATGCCTGCTAAAGAGAGAAAAGAGAAAGAAGTAGATAAGTATGTTCTATCTATACCATTAAGGGAAGTAAGTACCTTAGACTTAGCAGTTACTGAATTTGTTAAGGAATTAGTTGAGTTAGAGGATACAAATCATATTAGTTATGAAGACTTTAACTTACCTATAGACTTTAGTAGCATAACTATCAACAAAGAGCCTATTGAGTATTGGATGTCAGTAGTTAGTACATCTAAAGGAGATTTCAAGATAGTAGACACATCAGGTATTAACTCTACTTTAGTTATATGTCCTGTAGAAGTAAGCATGAGGTATCAAGGTACTATGACTATGGAAGAAGTCGAGGAACTTAATCTAAAAGACTTAGAAGAAGATGAACTAATGCCCACTGATGAAAAAGCTTCTAAGCTAAAGATAAAGAGAGCTATAGAAGAGTTAGAGGAAGAAGCATATAAGAAAATGGGTGGGAATATATTTGACTTAGATTACTCCGACAATTATGAAGAAGATATACAAGACTTAAATGATGCAGCAGAATTAATTAATGACTTCATGGAGATTGATAATGAGTAACCTAGATGAAGCTCTTTCACATACAAGACTACTAATAGATAAAGGTGCTTATGATAAAGATATAGAAGAACCTACTCCATTAGCAGATAAAGTAACATTAGTAGCTGAAGTAAAGCAGATGTTAGTAGATGACCTATTATCTCAAGGAGTACATCTATCATCTATCGTATTTGCTTGGGATATGGCAGAAAGTACAGAAGGAGCAGATGAAGCACTAAATAAAGGGTTCCTATATAGTGTACTTAGCAACGTCCAAGACTTAGAAGAGTATTTTATTAAGAGAAGCCAATGATTCGTTCTATTAATGGTTTAAATAACGATAATAGTTTTGAAGAAGTAGTGGAGAGAGAATGGGAAGAATGTGTCTTCTACTTAAATTGGTTAAGAGTAATGGAAGGTAGTAATCTCTTCTCTATTAGACATGAGACTATGAAAAAGTATTGGGAAGATAGATTAAAAGCTTTGGCATTAGTAGTTCATAAAGAGAAAATAGGTTGGAAGAATAACGTTAGTTGGTTAAAGATTTTAGAATCTAAGTATCCTAGTGGAATAGACTGGAGATACTACTTAAATGAAGTGCAATAAATGTAAAGGAGACATCTACTTAACTAAGACTCTACTAACCATCAAAGGAAGTGACCAGTCTATAACTTTAAGAGTTCCTACTTATATATGTAATGGATGTAAGAAGATGACTTTTGAGAAAGAAGTTATAGATAAGTTAGAGAGAATTAGATTAGCATTAACTCATCAAGTTTATCCAAGTTAAAACTATGAAGACAGATAATACAATAACTTTAGAAGAAATTAGTCTACCGAATGGGAAAAAGCTAGTTTGTAAAGAGCCATTAGTTTTAAAAATAGTAGAAAAGGGCAGTTTACTTGTAGTTAAAAATTCAAAACTAGGAATTCACTGTTATGAGTACACAGAAAAGAAATTACTTAACGAGATTAAAGAAGATTTACAAATTCTATGGGAAGAGTATGCTTTAGGACGCATAGATGACCTATCCCCAAAAGCTATTGGACTAAAGGAACAACTACTTACCTTCTTTACTGAGAAAAATTAAGAGATTATTTAACTAACTAAAGGTGATTATCATGACTAAACCAGTTGAAATTGTAACAGTTACTCGTACTATCCCCCTCTTCAAAAATTCTGAGCCAGCAAATGCAATTGAGGTAATCAACTTTGATTTTCTAAACGGAGATGAATGCGGATTTAATGTAGTTTCACAGAAGGGAATCTATCAAGTAGGTGACAAGGCAATCTACATCCAACCTGACTATTGTCTTCCAGATACAGAATTATTTAAATCTTTCACTGCTCCTAATGGCGACCCTAATAAATCTAAGTTAGGAAAACAAAACCGAATCAAAGCTATTAAGTTTAATTTTCAGTTTGAAGATTCTTCTGACCCAATCTACTCAAACGGTATTCTTCTACCTTTATTTGAAGTTGGATTACCAGAAGACAGAGATGAAGATTTCGATATAGCAGAGTTCTTAGGAATTACAAAATACGAAGAGCCAGAAAAGTTCAAGACTGGTAACGCTAAAGGAAATCTACCAGGTTTTCTCTATAAAACAGATGAGGAAAATGCAGCTAATCTTAAATCTCACATTAATAGAGTTCTAGCAGCAGGAGAGAGAATTAGTTGGACTCTTAAGATTGATGGTTCTAGCTTTACTCAGTATTTCAAGAAAGGCGTAGATGGTTGGACTACTGGTATCTGTTCTAGGTTGTTAGAAAAGAAAGATGTAGATAATCCTAATAGTTCAGACCCTTGGGTTAGTTTATCTCATTCTTCTGGACTTTATGAAAAAGGAATGGAGTATTGTCAAGATAACAATCGAGAACTAGCTTTTAGAGCTGAAATCTACGGAGAAGGACTTAAAGGTTCAGGTAATAAGTTAAATCCTCATTCTAAAAATAAACCGTCTTTAACTATTTTTGGGATTGATACTTTAGAATCTGGATTTGCTACTAAGTTATTACCTAAAGAAGTAGAAGAAATTTGTTTTGGAGAGCTACCTTACTTAGGTTACCAACCTTTTTACTCAGATGTTTCTAATTATGATGAGCTAGTGATAGAAGCTAAGAAAGTGTTTGAGTATTTTAAAACAGCTAACGGTTGGGATATTGAAGGGATTGTAATTCGGACTCTAGATAGTAATAATCTGACTTGTAAAATAATGAACCCAATTTACGATAGTAAGAAATAGTATTTAGCAATCAGGTAAGAACTAAGGTAAAATATAGGTGGAAGTATACTCGGATTATCATGTATCAAATCTATATTTTGCTTTTTGATAGTGGACATTATTATATTGGGAGGTCGAAGCACTATAAAACACGATATAAGCAACATCAAAGAGATCTAATAGACAATAATCATATAAATATTTATATGCAAAGAGTTTATAATCTTTTTGGGACACCTAAGTGTATTTTATTAACCTACTGCATAGATTGTCATTCTGTAGAAAAAACGTTAATTGATTTTAATTTTGGTAAAGATAAGTGTTTAAATTTAACTAAGAACACTGGAGGAGGAGATGGTAGGAATTGTACTCCACCTATAAGATATCGAGATGTGTCTACCAGATGTAACATTAGAACTAAAGATATTCCTAACATAGCAAAACTTATAAAAATACTATCTATAGAAAAAATATCTAAGTATTATAAGGTAGAGGTTAGCACACTTTATAGTTTGTGTAGAAAACAAGGTCTTATTTGTACGGCTGCTCGGCCAAGGCAGCCAAAAAAGAAACTAAAAGACTTTAAGCAGTTAGGGAGTAGATTACCAGAGTTTATCATACAAAGTCTTAAACTAGATAAAGAAATATTAGCTGATAAATATGGAGTGTGTGTAAGCACTATAGTTAACTGGCAAAGAATCTTCCAAATAAAAAACAATAAATAATGGGTAATCTGTATTTAGATATAGGATTTAGTAAACTGGGTTGGGCAGTTTCAAAAAATTTAACTCTTCTTAAATACGGTACTTATATTACTACCCCAAAGTATTGTAACGGAGAGAGATTACATTCTATTAAACTTTTTCTATCTAACCTTGTTTTGGAGTATGAAATAGTGGATTGTCTTGTAGAGCTTCCTATATTATCAGGGTTAAACGGTTCTAACCTTTCTAAAGTTGTAGGATTAGTAGAATTAGAATGTTTTACTAGCCGAGTTAACTATAGGACTATATCTCCAAAATCAATGAAACTACAACTAACAGGGAGAGGTGATTCTAGTAAAGATATTGTCCGCTTTTGGGTGTCTAAAGAGATAGATGTATCCAAGATTCCTAAGAAAGAACTAGATACTATTGATGCTATTGGTCTTTATTTAGTAGATAGGAAAAATCAAAATGAAGTATGAATATATTTTAGTAGTAGCCGATTACGGTAAAGAGTCTGTTTTTGTAAGTATTGAGAATATCGAATTAAACCAGATAGAAATAAACTTACTTTCAGAAGGGCTTTGGTTCTATAGTTGGCTGCTAGATATTTCTCTAGAAATTAAGGGTAGAAGAAAGCCAAAAGAGTGGGAGTTTCTTATAAATGAGAAATTAGATAATAAACCTTTAATAGAATCTGTTGCTAAAACGTTAATAGAAAAGATTAAAGAGTTATTTCCTAATAAACTTCTCAAATTTTATGAAGAGAATAGATATGACTAAACTACAATCTTGGTATCTTATAGTAATAAATTTAATCTTGGGTATTAGTGACAGAACTATCAACACTATTACTCATGACTATTCCGTAGATAATTTAGTTCAAGTGGTCTTGGGAGTAGTTCTACTTGCTCTAGTGTATCAGCTTTATCCTTATAATCATTAAAAAACTATGAACGAGTATCATGAGTTTAAAGAAAGATTTAATAAGTTACTAGCTACTCAGTTTAGTAAGAAGTCGGATGAAAGATTAGACTTACTTACTGACTTAGCTGAGGATATGCTGTATACATTAGAAGTTTTAGCGCACTTTGCATATTTAACAGAGAGAAGAATTCCTTATGAGATTAGTTCTTTCTACCCAAGAATAACTAAAGACCCTACTATTGATTGGTATGACAAATTTGATGGTATGGGAGAAGGTAGTCAAGTATTAGAAAATCCTGACTTTGTTAAATTACATGAGTTAGGACTCTATGCTTTAAGTAAGGACAACTACTGTATTAGAGGTGAGGAACAGATTGAGTATCTATCTCGGCTCCTTAATTTTGATTTAGATAACTTCACTTACTATATAAACTTTGATTAGGAGAGTAAGATGTTACTTAGTGAATCAGCATTTAATGAGATTAGGAGTTTACCTGATTACACTACCTATTTATGTAAGTATGCAAGTGAGATATCTACTAAGGCTAGTGGTAGTTGTTTTGATAAACATACAAGTTATTTAGAAGCTATTTACTTTCATCTTCAGAAACAACTACAGTTTATTAAGTCATTAGAAGAAGTATCTACATATATTAAGGAAATAACAGGAGTGGAGATATTTGAAGGTTGGATGAGTCCTGTTTTTATAGAGCAGTTTAACTACTATTGTCAAGAAGATAAAGATGAGTGATATTAGTAAGATATCTATTGAGTTACTAAAGTTTAGAGAGAATTACCCGATAGAAGTAGATGATTCAACATTTGTTACTATCAATAATCTAGTTAACAAACTATATCACACAGCTAAAACTAATAAGTTATGGTGGTATCCTCCTAAACTAAGTGTTAGTAATGCAGATGGTACAGTTCAACTAGAGTGGGAACACAAAGATAAAATACTCTTCATAGATGTACTTAAAGATAAGATAGAATATAATGCACTTTGGGGACTAACTGATGAAGAGTCTTATGGAGAAGAATCAGGGGATATAAATATAGAAAATGACTTAACGGATTTCTGGAGTTGGATTGCTGAATAACTAAATTGCAACATCTACTAATAAGGAGATGACCATGAATAGAAAGACATTACCAAGATTTCTCAATAGACGCATTACTACTATAGAAGGTCTACTTAAAGCTAGAGGTAATGGTGGAAATGCTAAGAATGTTCTTTATGATAAAAAAACTCAAGTAGTTAACAACAGACTAATTAAGAACTCTCCTTCATCTATCATTTCTACTGGTGATAAGCCTAAGAACTACAAATATTCTAGTAAGTCAGTAAGTAATAAGAAATTAGGAGATAGAGCAAGAGACATATATGAAGATGATTGGGATAAACTAGAAACACCATCTACTAAAAAAAGGAGATATCAATGAAGAAAGTAATACCTCAAAAAGTAGCTAATAAAGTCTTTGATAAAATGTTATCTGGTGAAAGAAACAGATATGCAGGTGATTGGACAGAAAGAACCTTATATAAACCGGGAACTACTAAGATATCTAACAAATTCTTCAAGAATAAAGTAACTCGGTTTACTTATAAATGTAGATGTGAATGGTGTGTTGATGGAAAACTAGCTTCTACTAGACGTAAAATTGAAAAACTATCATGTGACCTAAATGATTATCTACAAAAGAGATGAAAGTATTTTTGACTCTACTGCTTTATACTTAGTCAACCCAGTTAATACTAAAGGAGTTAGTGGAGCTGGACTAGCTTTGGAGATGAAAAAGAGATTTCCAGAGAACTTTAAGTATTACCATGAATATTGTTCTAAGTCTTCTCCAAAAGGAGGTGATTTGATTTGGTACATTCCAGAAGCTTCTAAAATAGCTGAAGGAGAACGAGTGGTAATTAACTTCTGTACTAAAGAAGACTGGAAGCGACCTTCTAAGTTGGAATGGATTGAGAAAGGTATTAAACAGTTAATTATTATCTTTGAAGAGAAGTATTTAGACGGCAAATATCCAACTCCATTATTAGCTTTACCTATGTTGGGATGTGGAAAAGGTGGATTGGAAGTAGATTACGCTAAAGATACTATTTGGTTAGATGATACTTGCAAATTACCTATAGTTGAATGTTGCTCTAGAGGGAGATACTTTGCTATTAAGTTTAGAATTAAAAACGAAAATAGAGTATTAACGGTTCACTTTGATTGTGATTGTGATTACAGCGAATATGAAGGTTCTAAGATTATCTGGAGTGTTAATTGGTGGGGAATGGCTGAAGAAATCATTTTAGGTGTCTGTAACACAATGAAGCAATACGGTAAGGTCTTTTATGAAGCTAATGATTATGATGGCGAAGTAGTAGAAGTTTAGAGGTCAGAACACAGCTAATTAGAAGTGCTTGTATTGGGAAATACTGAGGTCTGCCGAGGGAAAACTTATATAAGCGTTTCTTTTTGTTATGGAGATTATTAATATGACTTGTATTAGTGAGAAAGAGTCAGAAGAGTGGTATCAAATATCTAGGAAAGAGTTTAGAGCTTGGCTGGAGTCTAAAGAGGGGAATGTAGTAGTCGGTCAAAGTATTGTCTACGGAAATGACCCAATTGCAACAGCTATCAATGAAAAAGAAAATGAATGGGAAACAGCAATAATAGACTCAGAAATGAGTAGGACAACCTTTGATGGATGGATGAAAGTTGATAATCCTCGTTGGGTAAATAGATTTATAGAAAAAATAGACAGAGATACTTTAGGAGATGAACCTGTAAATATTACAGCTAAACAAGCATTAAAAGTGCTAACTGAAGTAGAGGAGGAGCGAGAGAAAACTATAGATACAGAACGTCTCCAAGAAATTGAGAAAGCTAAAAAAATGTTTCTAACAGATTCTTATTCTATGTCTGTTGGAGAACTACTTCTTTTACACGCAGATGGACAATTAACTCTTACTGCTAGTAACGTTCATATCTCCGTTAGTCAGCAGAACGAATTCATAGAATCTATTTTTCTAGGTTTACCTTCTCAACCTTTATTTGTAAGGCAAGATAGTAGCGGAAAATGGAAAGTATTATCTGGAAGTTGGATGTTAAAAACCGTTCTAAACTTCTTAGATGAGAACGAGGAAGATAGGTTAGTATTAATAGCTACTGACTTACTGCCTTGTTTATACAGTTTAACTTGGAATGATTTATCAGATAGAGAGAAGTTTCAGTTTAAGAGATTTGCATTTAAGGTTCATATTTTAGCAGAGAACACAGAAGATATCTTTTGGAAAGATAAAGTGAGTTCAATTTTTAGGAGATATATTACTTATGATTACTAATTTTAGGAGATGATTGAGATGGTTGAAATGAGTAAATACCCTTTAACTATTAAACAGTTCAGAACTTGGTTAAAGTCTAAGAATGAAAACGAAATAGTAGGGATTACGAGAACTATAGACCGCTGCCCAATGGTTAATTTCTTTAAGTCCAAAGCTTGTATAAGTCAAGATAGAGTAGTAGAAGTTGATTATTTTACAACAGAAATCGAAGACGGAGAATGTTATAAAAATCCTCTTTGGGTTAAACGTTTTATATCTGAGACAGACGACTTATCTGAGAATGAACTCACGGTTAAGAAAGCTTTAAGTATTTTGAATTGGGTAGAGGTACAAGAATGTACTTAACTAGAACTAAATATTTATTACGTGATTTAAAAGTAGAAGAATGTAATATTCCAGAAATAGTTGACTTAGAGAAAGAGCTAAATATATTTCTCCCAGAAGCTTATAGAGAATTTCTTTTGTGGATGGGGAAAGATACTGGTAAGTTCCTACAAGGTTCAGAAGTTACTTACAAGCATTTAGTTAAAATACAAGGTTGGGCTAATGAGTTGTTACAAGAAAGAGAATTACCCCTTTTATCCAAAGATGCTTTTGTCTTTTTTATTCATCAAGGTTATCAGTTTACTTACTTTCTATTAAACGGAGAGGATGACCCTAAAGTTTACTTGTTTGATGAGGTCTTAAGTAATGAAGTAGAGTTACTAAGAGAATCTTACTCTGAATGGTTAGCTACTGAAGCTGAAATTTTCTGTCAATATCAGAGAGCTGAAAACTATGAAAAGAATTAAGCTGTCTATTTCTGATGATTCTGGAAATATTGATTTTAATGAAAGTCCTATCTGGAAACATTCTAGGAGACTTAGTTGGGTAGAAGTTAAAGAAGACCTGAATTTAGTAGAAAGTTTAATAACTAGACTTAGGGATTGGAAACTTAAAGCAATCAAAGCTAATAAGTATAAGTGGTGGAAAGAAGAACAAGTTAAATGTGAAATAGAAGGTTTAGCTATTCTACTAGAACTAAGAAAAGAGCTACCTGACTATGAGATTACTTATTCTAGTAACTTTAATAGTTATAATTGTGTATTTAATGAGGAGCAGTATGAAGAATTATAAACTTCAATTAAGAGCTAACTTGTACGATTACAGAATCTCCCCTTTAATAAATGAAGAGGGAGAAGGAGAAGACCCAAATGACTTTAAGTTACCTAAAGAATTAGTAAATGACCTCTGGGATTGGGTAGTGGAGTTAAGACAAGAGTACCATATTCAAAGTTCAACTATCAAACTAGGTTATGAAATTAGAGGTTTGCAGTTAGTAAATCGTCTACTTCAGCAATTACCTAGATGGGTGCAGCTTTCTTACTACAGTGAGTTTTATAAGAAAGAAGTGTTCTTTTACTAAAGGAGATTAATATGTCTACTCTTTCAGAAGTTCAACAAGCACTATTAGAAGCAGAACTAACACAAAAGCATTGGATTGATGGAGGTTGGGAAGCTTTATCTACTCAACTAGAAGAAGAATTGAAAAAGAATAAGAAGGAAGAGATACTAGATGTCTATCCTTACATAGAGTCCGATATAAGTGTAGATGTAACCATTGTTCTTCCTAATAAAGTTTATCGAGTTCCTTTAGAAGACGTGTCAGGTATTCATGTTAACGACTCTTTAGTTATTAGTGTTGAAGATTTATATCCTAATTGGGAAGAAATAGTTAAAGTAAAAATCGAGAAGAGTTCAATGGGTATTAGAAAGATGAGTACAGATAAGTTGTTCATCGTAACTTCTTTTCTAGGTACTGATGATAAAGTTCGTATTTTGAAAGATAAGGTAACTTATGAGCAATAACAGAGGATTCATAGAAGTTAGCTTAGATATTGATGACGTATACCTTAAAATCCAAAGAGAAGGTGAAGAAGAAATATTTGAGTGTTCCTTATCAGAAGAGGTGATTGATTGGTGTATTGATGCTCTTTAAAATATCAGAAGAATTCAAAAGAAGAAGAAAAACTTAGGAACAGTTACCTTTAAATATCCAGAGCTGTTTGACTAAAAACTAACTATTAGTATCAAGGTGCATCTACTCAAGTAATTTTAATTAGAGGACTTCTCATGAACATTAGAAGAGTTGAGTACAAATTCCTTCGATTGTCTGATAATCTACTTGCTTTAGTAGAATTGCATCCAGGGACTAACGTACCTCAGCCAACTACTTGTCTTTATCCTGTTTCTCCTTATCTATCAAACATTAGAAAAGATTTAGTTAGGTTTTGGCAAGGTGAAGATGAATTACAAGATTGGTTAGTAGACTGTCAATTTTCTTTTGAGTTAGCAATAGCTGAAGCTAAAAGACATCCAATTATTGATTATAGAAATAAGTTCGGGAGAGACAAAGAAGTTTGTTTGTGGAACTACTTAAATCCTTTAGAGGAAATAGAATGGGATGAGTATTGTCCGCTGTTTGATAACAATTACAATTACGTTTTGAGGGATTAATTTATGGAAAGTTCAATTGAGTTCAGTCAAGAGTTGGCCGTCTCTTTATATCAATCTACTGAAGAGTTTCCTGTTGATTTAGAAGATGCTACTACGTGGTTAAATTATTATGATAAGTCTACTGCTAAACGTGCCTTTTTAAATGCTAAATTTATTGAAGGAGTAGACTACAGCATTTCTGCCGAACCGACAACCACAGGCATTTCAGGCAATTCAAAACAGAAAATACGGATGACCATAGATGCCTTTAAACTGTGGTCAATGATGGCAGGTACAGAACAAGGAAAGAAAGTAAGATTATATTTTCTAGAGTGTGAGAAGTTAGCTAAAAGAGTAGTAGAACCTGTAGACCCAATTCTATTAGAAGTATTAACTAATATGCAAAAAGAAATGAAAACTTTATCAGCTAGAACTCAAAGGCTTGATGCAATAGATAAAGCTCAAGAAGAACATAAAGGTTTAGCCGGAATAGTAGAGACAGAAGTAATGGATACTTACCCCGATACTCTATCTTATACTGTCCGAGAGTATCTACAAATGAAAGGAGTTAGTGATAGACATCTCAATACTATGAGAAAAAGAGCTGTAATGTTCGCCAATCAAGGTAAACAGACTAATCTTCCTAAAAGAGGTAAGGAATACTTATTTGTTGGCAACGACATTAGTTACTTAGACCAAGCATTAAAAACAGTCCTAGGGTTGGATTAATCATGGATAATTTAGCTAAAGATTTTGCAAGAATCCGAAATAAAAAAGCAATAGAAAGCGCCACAGAAAGAGATTTTCATACTCTCAAAGATATAGCTTTAGACCTTCATACTCGACTTATCACTTTAGAGGATATGTATGAGAAACTAATGAAAGAAAAACTAATAGGCAAAGACTAATCTCGTAGGTCAAACTCTGCTACTCAGTTAACCTTAAAAGTAGCAATTCTCTCAATCAATAGGAGTCCTCATCATGAGATACAATACTTTGGCAATCTTCAATCAAGACCAATTAGCAGAAGTAGAAGCAGTTCTCAATCAGTTCAGTCTACTAACTCAAGGAGATAAGAACTCTTTGACTAAGGCAGTTGAAGATTATCACTTTCTTAAATCTCACCAAGCCAAAGACAAGTTCACTAGAAAAGTAGTTGACTTCTTGCTTAATCCAGATTCAGTTACTCCTGAAGGAATTGAGACATTTCTTACTCGATTAGGTTTTTGGTTAGAAGTGGTAGAAAGTTTAAAAGAACAGGAAGCTTATGCAAATGTTCTCAACAACCATTTGGATATTGTCTATTGCTTTCATGATGAGGAGATATTAGCTTTACGTTTTGAGTTACTAGATGTCCTTCGAGAACTAGAAGAGGCTAAAGCAGCTAAGAAAGAGAAGAAAAGACATGATTTGTGGGAAAGGTATAACTTCTTAACTCAGTTTGAAGCACCTATGCAAGTTCAACCGGGTTATGAGGAGTATGTTGAGAAAATGGAAGAATATGCTCAACTCTTTAAGTCAGAAAGCTTTGATGTTCCGAACATAAAGAATAGGGTGAGTTACGACCAACCATCTTTTCTTGAAGCTTTCATGGGTACTTGGAAAATACCTGAAGATTATGTAAGCCCTGTTCTTTATCAAGATAATTAAGAGATGAGAACAAAGAATAAGTAAGAGACTTAGTAGATGTCTTCTGCTAGGTCTTTTTGCTATCTTGGTGCATCTATTTTATTAACTTAGGAGGAACCCCATGGTCAGCTTTGGATTTGCTGGAATACCAAACATTATCACTTTAAAAGAGTACCAGAGCTTATCTAGATTTGGGTTTAATCCTGTAGGAGACATCTCAGAGATTTTTCATAATGAACATTATGTATTCCTACCTAATGGAAAGGAAGATAAAACTCGTAACAGTGAAAAAAAAGTAACTAACATCTGTAAGTTCTTGAAAGTAGATTCAGTAGTAGAGCCTGGGCAGAACTCTATTCTGAATATAACTTTAAAAGCCGATGTGGCGATTATCTGTGGAAGTAAGGTTGTTTATTTCCAAGCTAAGAGTTCCTTAGAAGGAGTGAATAAGTACCTTTTAAAATATTCAGGTAAACAGCTTAAACCTCTTCACAACAAATTAGATGAGTACAGAAGTAAGAAGAATCTTAGTGAGCAAATCCAAGAAATACCAAATGCTAAAGAGAGTTATCCTGCTCCTGGCTGTGTTTACTTAAATACCAAATACGGAGATTCTACTCTACCTCAGTTCCTCAAAGAATTTTCCAAATGGGTAGACTTACCCGTAAGAGAAGATTATCAAAAGCTCTTAGGGGTAATACGTAACTCTCCTAAACCTTTATCTATCCGAGTATTGCAGAAAATATCTCACGATAACAACGTCATGAGGTCTGTTACTCATTTGAGTAGTATCTATCCAATCAACATAGTACAAGGAGATTGTGTGCATTATGTCAGACAAAGACAAACCCAAACTATCAACTAATAAGGAAACCGTAACTCCTATCTTTGACGGTAAAGTTCAAGAGGGTACTACTTTTGAGCAATATGTTCGTGACCTCGGAAACAAAAGACCAAATAACTGGAGCAAAATCTAATGACTGTTTACCCAATCGTTCGTTTAGCTATCTCCGATGTAGAATCTGACGTAGTAGAAAGGAACAATCTACTAGAAGACTACCTTCTTTCTGTTTTTGATGACTTGATAATTGTTCCTGAATCCTTCAAAATTAACGAGTTATCTACTCTTTGCTTTGGAAATGAGTTTTCTGATAACTATCAATGTGTTCGTAACTTCATTTTTCGTACTCAGCGAGATTTAAAAGTACACAACAAAGATGTTCTGTCTACTGGACTTGCTTTAGTCTTTGATGAAGGTTTGGAATTGAAAGAAGCTTGTAAGAAAGTCCATCCTCATTACCGTTCGGGAGGAGCTTACTTAATGAGCAGGAAGTTTTTGTTCATGCTTCTATTAACTAAATCAGTAGACTTCCGGATGTTTCTTCGTGATTTTCTAGATGATGATGGGAAACAAATCTATGATGTTCCTCATAACTTAGAGGAGAAGTACAACCGAATTACTGACGCCATGTTAGCTGCATAATAACTAATCTTAGGAGGTGGGGAAACTCATCTCCTATACTCACATAACTTATGGAACAAGAAAAGCTTCACGTTTACTTAATGGCTATGGGATTATTAAAAACCAACAGTCATCTCAGCAGAAAACAATTAGAACTTCTACTAAAAACTGATTCGGAGAAATATAGTTTAATGTTCTTCCCTACTGAACCAGGAATAGATAACCAAATAAATGCTAGAGTTACTCACATTCGGGATATATTCCTAGCTTATCAAATCTGCTATACTCATTTGCTTTCCTTATATGAAAGACCTACTTCCACTATCTGAAGAACTAAAAGAAAAACTGATAGAAGTTCTTAGAGAAACAGTTCAAGAGCTATCCGGGCATAAAGACCTATATTCTACTGCTTTCCGACTCTATTTTACAGAGTTGGGAAAGATTCTAAACAACACTGAAGGGTTAGACAGTCAAGAATTAGTAGATGAGGCAAGTTTACTTATGGGAGTAATATCTGAGTATGTCTTAAATGAAGGAGATGTTTATTATGAGTTAGTAGACTTAGGTACAGATGATGTAGAATTAGAGGAGTAGTTTCTCTATTAGCAGCTATGATTACTCTATCAGATACAGATATTTGTGAGAAGTTTGCTGAAGTATACTCTAAGAAAAGAGAGGATTGGAGATATGCTTCTTATCGACTAGGTTTTAAATCAGTATTAGTTAAAGGGTATGTTATTTCAGAGATACCCAAAGAACCCGAGTTACTCATTGCTTTTCACAATGGTAGAGTTGATGGGTTACAAACCGCTCAAGAAAGAAAAGACCTAGAAAAATGCCTACCTACTAGCAAGCCTTCAGAGGTTAAGCAACCTTCTACAAAAAAGTACGTTTCTCCCTTCTAACTCAAATTTCCACTCAACGACTTCATAGCTATCTAGTGAATAAATAACTAGATAGCTTTTCTCACTTAATTACTTTTAAATAACAATTTATGAAAACACTAGCTCAAGTCTTTTTTGATAATTCTAAGTCTAACCTTAATTTTGAAGAGTTTCGAGAAGCTTTAATTAATTCAGGTGCTTTCCCTGATGTAGCTATTTTGGATTTACCTGCTAACGAGACAGTAGAGAAGATAAAGAAATCTACTAAGACTCCTAGGTCGGTTAACTGGGCAGGACATGAGACACTTAGAGAAAGTTTAAGAAACAATACTCCTCTATCAGAAGTTGTAAGATTTTTGATAGGAGTAGTTTATGAAAGATTGCAGAAAGTTGGAGGTGAAGCAAACCTAGAACTAGAACAAGAGTGGAAAGATAAAGTAGAGCCTCATTTAAACGACTTATCTTCTGAAGATGCAGTAAAGGTAAGTTGTGAATGGTTGAATAAAGTTCTTACGTTAGGAGAATTCGGTTCCAAGTCTATGAATGCTTATCTGAACACTACTAATAAGAAAGGAGGTTTTAAGCCTAAAGAAGAAACAAGTAATTTCTTTACTGATGATTAATATTTTCTACTCTTTTAGGAAATAATTAAAGACAGAGATACAATATAACAACTACTTAGAAAACGAGAAAAATTATGGCTACTGATTTAGTTATCAATCTTAACGGTTCATTAGTTTCAGACCCTAAAGTTAAATCTACTACTCAAAATGGAGATGCAATCTGGAACTTCTCAATGGCTCTGAACCACAAGGACAATGCTACTACTTGGATTAACATTACTTACTTCGGTTCTCCTAAACATAAAATTTTATCAGAAGCTAAGAAAGGTACTACATTACGAGTAGCAGCTAAATTACCTTGGGAACTAAATGAATGGACATTTGGATTCAATCAAGAGAAGAAGTCGGGAAGTATTCAGTTACAGGCATTTGGAGTAGAAAGAGGAGTATTTGATAGCAAGAAAGAAGGTGATAATAAACCAGTTGAAGAAAAAGAAGACCCGGATGCTTTCTTTACTGAAGATGATGGTTTAGTTCCTACTTCATCTAAGTCAAACAAAATGAAAGAGATAGA